GGGGATGAGAAATGGATGGAACAACAATCCAAAGATTCTTGAAGATGTCTTTGAGGCATTTGTGGGTGCCATCTACTTGGATCTCGGGATGATCGAAGCCAAGAAGTTTGTCCTGGGCGTCCTTGATAACCCAGACCTCATACGTCTGGATCGCCTGATGGTGGATGACAACTACAAGGACATCCTGATGCGCGTATGTCAGGCTCAAAAGTGGGATCTCCCTGAATATCGTCAGTTGGATCACGTGGATGCCACCAAGTTCAGAGTCGGTGTCTATGTTCAAGGACATCAGTGGGGAACCGGCAAGGGGTCAACCAAGAAGGAAGCCGAGCAGGCTGGTGCCTACTTCACCCTAAAGCGTCTCGAGGAGAAGCTTGAAAAAAGACTGGTTCCATCCAAACGCCCGAATGCCATGATTAAAAATGTCCACAGAAAGTAATAATGAAGGTCGCCCTTATCAATCCTATTTCCAAGACAGTCAATGAGTTGTGCACCGGTCACGAGGTTCGTGCATGGGGTCGCAAGTCCAGTAAGGTGTCCGTGGATGTTCCTACTGGGTTTCCGATTAGGTCCATCTCGGACGTGAAGGCTTTCGGACCCGATGTGGTTGTCGTGGAGAAGCGTGGCAATGGTGTTTTCAGGGAGTTCGCCAAGAACTTTGACAAGGTCGTGGATGTCGATGGTCTCCGTCTTGTGCTTTCCACCAAACCCGTGGTGGTCAAGGAGGAACCGAAGCCCGTTCCGGAGCCCGTGGTAGTCAAGGAGGAGCCGGTCCCCGAGCCCGAGCCGGAGGTCGTCGCGGTCGCAGCGGCTGCCGTCGCCGAAGTTGAAGAAGTTATTCAGGTTAAGGAGGAGCCCAAGCCTAAGAAGTCATCGTCGTCACGCAAGAAGAAGACTCCAACAAAGTCCTCCACTTAAACATTACAGCAGTATGCTAACTAGTATGCATCCCCAAGCGGAGAAGTTTTTCAACAAGACTTATCCTGAACAACGTTCCGATGCGTGGTTCAAGATGAGGGGCACGATGCTCACAGCATCCGATGCCGGTACTGCGATAGGCGTGAATCCCTACGAAAAACCAGAGAAGTTGATTCTGAAAAAGTGTGGAGTCAGTGAACCCTTCAACGACTGGGCGACCAAGCACGGTCAGAAGTATGAAGATGAAGCCCGGCAGATCTACGAGGAACGCCACAACCAAAAGGTTTTTGAAATTGGTCTTGAACCCCATCACACCCTCGACTGGATCGGTGGATCACCCGATGGCATCACCTACACCGGAAGACTTTTGGAAATCAAGTGCCCAAGGTCCCGCCCGATTGGCGATGGAACACCACCGGTGTGGTATCTCGCGCAGGTGCAGGTGCTTATGGAGTGTCTGGACTTAGAAGTCTGTGACTTTGTACAGTATCGACCTGCTGAAATCACCTACCCCAAGCCCGCCGAATTTGTCTGCGTGGAGATTCCACGGGATCGCGAGTGGTGGGCGACCAACATGCCCATCATGAAGGCATTTTGGGAGAAGGTATTGTGGCACCGCGAGCATGGTCATCAGGAACTACTTCCTGCGCCGAAGCCTACGATCGATGATCTGATCAAGGAGATTGAAGGTCTCGAGGGACAACTCACCAAGGTGAAGAAGATGGCTCTCGAGATCGCCAAGGAACATTCGACCCTTAAGTCAGGCCGGTGGTCTAACGAAGATGAAGAGTGGCTCTTGAAGAACAAGGACAAGAAGATAGAAGAACTTGCTGAACACGTCAAGCGAACGGTCAAGGCCACCAAGATGCGACTGGACAAGTTAATCAAGGAACAACCCATTCAGGAATGGACGGTCAAGGTGGTCGAGGAGGACGACATCTAGATGCCAATTCTGGGCTGAACCCATGGAAGCGTCTGCCTCCCGGGAAGGTTGGGCGAACGACAGATGAACTTGATGATGAAGTGATTGATTTCCTTTCCACCTGAAGGATCTGGAATAAGAGCACCATTCTGGTTGAACAACTTTACAGTCAGACGATCCAAATTTTCTATAGGATGAATAAATTGAGTAATTTGATCATAGTTATCTCTAAATGTAATCAACTGATCGGAGGCACTTTGGTCTTGATTCGTGATGATACTTCCGAAGGCGCCACGGGCAATCGACTGAACAGGTGAAACTGCAGTGACATTGGGCGGATTCTTTGAAAGTCGGTCGTTAAAATTGGATTCCAGTTCACGGATTCGCATATAGAGGTGTTCCACAGACCCACGGGTGTGAACGTGGAGACCCAACAAGCGTGCTTGAACCACCTGTTTCAAAGGTGTATTGAAGTACACAGTAAAGTTATTGGAACTCGTTTGATCCAGTGTATCAAAGGATATCGTGTGATATTCGTAGTTGAAGTCTGGGAGACCAGGTGTCGTGTAGGATGACCTAGCCATTATTACTTAGCCAAGAGAATAGCGAGCACCAAAAGAACGACCGCAATCGGGATCAGGATCTGGGCATACTTGGTGGGAACTCCCATGAACTCTCTGCGGGGCAACAGGGCACCGACCGGTTCCGTGGGAACCTCTGGATTTAACTTATTACGGGTGCTAGACCTATAGTAGTTTATCAACTTGCGCGCGAACGTATTCTCCGTCCCTGACGTCACCGGCGGTGCGATGTTAGGTTCAAGACGTTTGTCATCCTCGTCCTGTTGCTTGGTGGCAAAACGTTTGTCCTTGGTGCCTTGGACTGACAATTTCAAAACGAACTCTTCGGTGGCAGCACCCGTGTTCGTGAAAGGATATAACCTGAATGAACTTGTGTCCGTGTCATAATAGTAGATTGACACCTTGATGGCTTCCATAATTGGAACCGTCTTTCGAACGCTCATAATGTCGTTCATAGAACTCATCACATAGTTGGTGGGACTGGCACCGGACAGTGAAGGAACCGCGAGTGAACCCGTATAGGCAAACTCAAAACGATTTATCAGTTTATCCACGAAAGTAATCCGTCCAGAAACTACACCCGATTTTGTCACGTCAAGAGTTATTATTGTTCCATTGATGCTGGCGACTTTGGCGTTCGTACCTATGCCAGTTCCAGTGACTTCCATTCCAACACCAATTTTATCATTAATTGAACTTATTAGTATTTGATTAGATGACAAATAGTCAGAAATAGTAGTAGTAGTTACAGTCCTGGTGAATGTCAATTCTTCATTTATCGTGGAAGTTTTGACTGCACTTAATGTAACTATGTAATCGGAAATAGACAAAATAGTGGTTCCAGCAGATATTCCCGTTCCTGATACAGACATGCCACTTGACAATTCGGAAACGTTAGAAACATATAACTTGTTATTGTTTGCAGTAGCAACACCACCACCTCCTGATTTTTCAATTGAACCATTGAATGTAATTGTTCCAGAAACTGCTCCAGTGTTTGGCAAACTCAATATGACAGTTGTCGAGTCAGCAAATGCAGATATCGTAGCACCGGCGTCTATTCCCGTTCCGGATGCAGTCATTCCAACCGCCAAGTTATCTGTATCTGACACTGTTAAGAAATAGTTTTCACTTTTCGAACCAATTAGATCTGTTTCTATAAATGTTCCAGAGCCTGAAACAGTTCCGGTCTGTGGCTTCGACAAGGTAACAGTTCCACTGCCAACAGATGTAATAGTTGTTCCACTATCTATTCCAGTACCAGATACACTCATTCCAGTTTCAAGTCCCGTGGTCGAACCAACTGTAATTATATTAACCGATGTACAAATTAAAATATTATTATAAACCAACGGGTTGTCCACGGTGTAGATCCTATCGGTTAAAATGCCGTAGTTAGGTACTTCCAGAACCACATAGTAGGCATGAACATTGCCATTGACCTGTGAGGCGCTGTTCAGATATGGCATGGATGCCGATGCAAAATTCACAGATTGGATTCCATAAAGGGGTGTACTGAGATAGACGGTGAAGTTGTTAGCATCGGTTGTGGTTCTGTCTTTTCTGGTTGAACTGTCGATAACGATGTCGTAACTTGACATACTCTAATATTAGATTGCTTTTTTTCAATGAAGAAATCACGGAGATCCAGTTCGTCCAGCTCTTCACTGAAAACATCGTCCAGTTCCGAGTACTCAACCTGGGGTTTCAAAATCTGAACGCTCTCCTCATGTTCCAGTGGGACCAACGATTTTTCAGAGTCTGACTCGGTCTCGGCCTCACTGGAAATTGTGGCATACTCGTCTGGGTCATATTCATAACCTTCCATTGGTTTCTACCAGACGCACTACTATTTATTGGGTTCGTTTAAACGCAACCATACTTTTATCTTACATACCATTCAAATCTCATAATTCCACCCTCACCATGAGTTGCTTCACAACAATTAAATGCATTACCAGCAGAATAACTTGCATATCTCAAACCAATACCACCTGTCACGTCGTTTGATAATTGGTCTGCTTCATTATTCCAGGCAAACCCCCATCTCACGGATTTTGGACTATATGTTGTGTAATTTATTCCATACCACTGAAACCCAGTTTGCGTAGACCATATGCTAGAGTTAAATTTAGAAATTGTTGTTGGTGTGCTTGATTTTGTTATTTCTGTTGGACTAGCGTAAAATTCTCTTACTGATTTTTTACCAACTGCATTGTTTTCAACCCAGGTCCATCCCCCATAGCCTCTAGATACGTCGCCACCAACCACTGGATCCCCTGGAGGAGAGTCTGGAAATATTGCCAGCCAGTCATCTGATTGGAAATAATTGAACGTATCAAATTTAGCATCTCCATCATTTCTGTTTGTTTCAGATGTATTTAGCGTGTTTGTTGTTGTCCAGTACGTGGAATCGAAATTAAATGTTGTACCTCGTGTTCCTTTCATGGCCAACATCCAACCACCTCCAGCACAGTCGGTGTTCAAAATACAGTATACCTGCGTAGGACCAACTACTGGAAGGTTTATCCAATATACGCCATCATCAAGATCAGGATGATATTCGACAAGTCTTCTTGCACTATATACGGCTTTTTCTGGCGAAGAACCGTCTGGATAAAAAGGTTCACTAATCTGAAATCTGGGTATCTTGACGTCCATGTACCATTCTGAAATTTGTGTGCTTGTGTCAGAAAATATAGAAGAAACTACTATAGCATAATATTTGAATGGTCTTTGAACATACTTATCCAAAAGTACAAATGAGGTTGTTTGTGTTGTTCTGTTTATGTACTGAATTACAGACCAATTTGTATTGTCATTTGAAGCCAATAAGTATCCAGTTTTAACAAGCCTTCTTTCAAGGCTAGATCTAGCATACAGAACCGAATAGTTTAAAAACAAAGGTATTGGAAAATGTATTTTAAGCCATTCACCTGAATATCCAGCCAATTCTCTACTTCCTTGATATACACCAGTTGAACTATTGTAGTCATAAGGTGAACCAGAATGCCACCCTTCATCCCCAATGATTCCATTGAAAGCTTCCCATGCTTGCCAATCAGTATCGTATTCCGAACTGGCGCTCGCCACGACATTGCCCAAACTTGTTATGTCGGTGGTATTTGCGGTCATTTGATTTACGAACACGGGCTGTCCTTGTTTTTTATAAAAAACAATATCTCTGGGATTGAAGTAATTTACACCTCTAGGTACACCTGGATTTGTGTAGGTATAATATGTTTTAAATAAATATCCTTCAATCGTTTCTATTTCACCTGTTGTCAACTCGCGGTCGTAGACGATGACCTCCCAGACAGCCCAGTCGGAATATTCAGCGGTGACACCATAATTTATGCTTAGTCTTTCTACAGAACCTGTCACTGATATTGTAGTAAGGTCAATACCGTTTCCTCTATAAAGACTCTTTTGATCCGTCGAAATTAGAATTTGATCAAGTGGAAAGGCTGTTGTATTATATTGAGTTAACCATGTTCCATGATGCGCCACACCTGCCCTTCCACCCCAAAACCCTGAAAGCCAATTACCAGCGGTGCCATCAAATATCCTCCTCTTTGATGACCCATTATATCTGGCCACGTGAAAGAGCGTATAGGTTGATGGCAAAATGGTAGATGGAAATCTTAATCCATCGCCAGTACCTCCGTAGATGTAGTTGCCAGCTTTGTTGATAGTTCCTGTTGTGACCGTGCAGTCATTACCATTCCCAGAGAGGTCCGGCCAGCTCGTTCCATTCCACGCCTCACCCTTGTACCACCCTACTAGACCATTTGTAATTGGAAGTGACATAACTACAATTAGCGTCTAGAATTTACGGCGCTCTTTATCATCATCTCGAGTTCGGTCTCGGGTTCCCAGTCAGCCCACTCGCGGACCGCCTGGTTTACCTCCAGATAACGTTCGTCGTCTCCGTCGTACTCGCGGAATTCGTCGTCGAACCCCATATCGCACTCCTGCACGACCATGTCGTCATCGGTCTCCCACCCGTCAGAATCCTCGTCATCTTCATCTGGCAGTATGGAACCGTAGACCCTTCCGGTCAATTTCATGGCACTCCACTTCATACCGTATTCCATATCGAGGGCAGTGACGATGCTCCTGCCGGTGGCTTTGCAATATTCAGCGGCCACCACGACGGCATTCTCCAGAACGGGCTGGATCGCATTCGTGTAGGCAGCGATGATCTGTTCCTCGCGACTCATTATTATTTTTTAAAATGTCCCTTTTCTTTAAGAGAGGAACATGCAGAAGCCTCCAGTTGGATTCCGTGGCGACACTGGTACGGGTGCTTTAACTGGTATTAGTGCCGTTGGACAACAAGATACATTTTTATATGACTTTGACTCAAAGAGGGAGTATAATTATAACGAATATTCTCAGGCGACCCCTTTTTATAGGTTCTACAAACCAGCTACAACCACCTTCTTTGGTGAAGAGATTAGGTACACATTTAAACCAAAGGAAATGGGTGATCTTCTCACTGGACTATTGTTGAAGTTTAATTTTCCTCCGACAACCGGGACAACTACGTGTCTAAAGAACCTTGGTCTTTCGATGATCAAACGGGTGGATTTCTTAGTAAATGGAAAGACGATTCAGACTCTAAGAGGGGACTGGTTGTCCATCTATGAATCGATGTACTCCACAGAACAAGACCGCGAAAATATATTTAATGTTTCTTACAATTTAGGAGCCAAGTATAATACTCAACCAATCTTGGAAGCCAACGACACTTCACAACGGTTGTTCTTTCCGATTCCATTTTTCTTCAACAACCACTATTCAGATTCCAGGGCTGATACCACATCCTTTCGTGCACCGTTGCCTTTGTGTGCGATGCATAATTCTGAAATCACTTTGGTGATTCGATTCCTACCCCTCAACGAAATTGTTAGCGACGTGAGTGGTTTTGCGACAGATGCCGATCTCACCAATTTCATGTTTGTCACCGAAGAAATCACGTTGACACCAAGTGAACGCTTCATGTTGCGTTCCACTCGCCAAGAGTATCCAATTGAGAAAGTGTCATCAGAAGAGACGGAAATTGCTGCTACCGAAAATTCCTATTACAGATATTTTTTTAATAGCATCTATTCATGTCGTGCCATATTTTGGACATTTAGAAATAATATTAGTGGGTACAACCCATTTTTCTACAATCCACTTATCAATGTCAGAATCACTACATTGAATAAGACAGATAGAAATGAGCTAAGAAAGCCTCTTTTTCTTCAGGAGTTACAAGCCTACATTCACGATTACTATAACGATGGTAGTTTCTATGGATATTCATTTTCGGAACAACCTCTTCAGGTTGTCGTCGGTGATTACGAGTTTCGTGCTCCACGTCCACAAAGTTCCTACATCGATATGTTTTTAACCACTACGGCACCGGGTTACGATCTATGGTCTAGAACATTTGGTGTTTCTACAAAAAACTACACAATAGATAACCAAAGTATTCTTTTGGATACCAGTGTAGGACTGGGTTCCGGGAATGAATTATTGTCTTTAAATATAAATACCAAGGGATATTTAAGAACCAATACAGCACGAGTGGGAATTCCTCGCGTGGGAATCACACCCACTACTTATACGAATACTGACAATGAATTTAACCCTTACATGATGCGATTCGAACCTTGGAATGGTACAAACGAAGGTTATATTAGAATTAGACCGACTGCGAGAACGAATATCAACACATTCGTCGCAACAATTGAATCATATTTGATAACTATTTATTATCTCTCAACTAACACGTTTGTCGTGGAAAATGGATTTGCGGACGTTGCTAATATTGATATGGAAAATGGAATCATCGAAGGCAAATTCAATAATCTGGATTCAGATGGATCTGGTTTTATAGAGCCTATTGAATTTGATGTAAGTACATATGACAGAGACGGAGATGGCAAGGTTTCCTTCGCAGAGTTCAAGGAAATCGAGGAAGTTTAAGGTCCGAACCTGTAAATAAAAGTCGCGATATACCATTCTCTATGTAAAGAAAATTCATCGAGAGTGCGTACAATCGAAAACGAATAACATTGGAACCTTGTCCCTTGCCTTCCACATTGAAAAAAGGATTTACAATAGTGGAAAAGTTTATGGATCCGTTTGGTGTAATTTTGTTCATCGGATCTTTGCAAAAAGCGAGAGGGTATATGAAGCCACAATAACGGTTCGTTGGTGTACTTATATTTTGTGCTGAACCTGCAAAGTGTGAATAATACTGAAATCCTCGATACATTTCATAAGTACCCACTTCCTTGGGCATCAGTACCTCATTATCTAATATAACCTCCATCGAAATCATGAAATCGTTTTGGTCTACGCTTGAAAGTGGAAGTGCATATCCTCTAGAATAATCGAATATGTTGGTAGTGTCTGTTGTGGTATCCTTAAACAAAGCAAAAACAGCCTTAACTGGATTCACAAAATCTGGTTTCATCGTGAATGAAGTATTTCCGGTGTATTCCGTCTCCTCTAGTTGAAACTGTTCTGTTGGAAATAACATGGGTCGTCTCATTACCGACTTTATAACTTCATCAGAGGCATATCCATACTCAATTCTCAGACGTACATCGGAACTCGTTACGCCCACATCTGATCCACCCCAACTCTCTGATCTTCTTAGACCCACCTCGACATTAACTTCCTGATATCTTAATGCTGCCAGTGGTATTGCCAAATCTGTTTTTCCATGAAACCAAAACTGTAGTGGTACCTGAAGACGGTAAGGACCATCAGTTCTTGGATATTGTGATGTATTGTTAAATGGATACGTCGGCCCTCCGCCAAGCATCCTGAATAATTGAGCCACAGTGAATGCCTGACTTTCGTCACCTTCTACATTCAATCTAAGATTAAGTGTTTCTCCGCTCTCTTGTTGAATCGTTGTTCCACCTATGGTTAAAGATACACGATCAATCATAGCCAATGCATGATTTATTGTAGAACTTGCCAAACTTGCGTAGTCAATGAGTAGATACATACGTGTGATAAAGTCACCATGCCGTGGAACCAAAAACTTGGCGTTACCACCATAGTCAATCATCAAAGGATCGGTATCAAAACTTTGGGTGACGAAGTTGGTCTTCTTGGTAAACACGGCTTTGAATGGAGTCTGTTCCATATTCTAATATGAACCACCTTTATTTTTTCTCTAGTATGCCGAGAATGGAATTGTGTACGGTTTCGTAACCGGTGATGCGTCGAACTTCTTCCTGAACCCATGCAGACTTGTCTTCCAGCTCACCCTGGTAGATCTTTTCCATTGCCTCGACCGTACCTTGGACGCTCGGCGTTACCCACCACGCATTCTGCATGTGATTGAATCGCTTCTGAATTGGAGGAACGGAAATACCATACAGACAATAATCATGCATTGCTCCGAACCGTGTCGTGACCACAGGTATGCCAAAATATTGTGCTTCCAATTGTGGAATGCCAAACCCTTCCGAGCATGATCCACATATATACATGTCGGCAGATTTGTACATCTTCTGTAGAGTGGTTTCATCCAGAGTCGTTTCGGTAATCTTGATGGATGTTTCTGGAATTCCAAGAGTTCTTACCATCAAAGTGACGTCATAAACCCTTGCGTGGTTTAGCGTAGGTGCGTGAATCCAAAGAATAGCTTCTGAATGTTTTTTCTGAAACTCTTTAAATGCCAACAAGGTCGTATCGATAGACTTTCGACCACTCTGTTCATAATTTCCAGCTACGGTGAGGACTACGTACTTGTCATCCAACCCAAAGTCCTTGCGAATTTTCTGCTTAGTGTCTTCTGGAGGCAGTTGCGTCTGAAATTCTACTACGTGAGGCACGACGTGACTTTCTCTTCTCATCTGTTTTATGATCCTTTCGCGTGTGGACATACATAACGAAATGATTGTTTGTATTTTTCCTAGTGCCTTGACGGTAGGTTCGTCAATAGGTTCATAATGCAAAGGAAACCATATATAAGATGGACATGCAATTTGTTCCTGAGTGGAGGTGTCCAGAAGGAAGATGTCCTGAAGGAAGAAAATGGCTCCGGCGTTGGTTCGCTTGATGAAATCATTGATATCCGAAATCTTGATGACGCATGGGAACTTCTCGTAGGGACCCAAAATGAAACTCACACCGGGGCGATCCAATAGCGCCTGAGACCAAGGATCGCGGGTTTCATTAGGAAGGATGTTCGCGTTGACAAGATCCTTGAATGAAAGTACACCAATATGTTTCACGCCACATAGTGACCATATTATCATCGTAACGGTATGTCCGCGTTCCAAGAACATCCTTATCAAGTGCTTGAGTTGACTTGGATAGCCACCCTTGGCGCCGTTGAATGGTGTTCCATTACTGGACAATAGGATGTGCATTTATGGTAATCATGTCCGTGCCGTTTAATTGAAAACCGATGATATCAGCTTCCTCGTCCCACATGGCCTCGTAGTGTGCCGGAACCCCGAAGTGTGAACGAACCATGTCCTCGTAGTAGTATTCGAGTTCTTCGTTGTCAAAGATGTCGCCCGACACGTTTCCAAAAATGGTATCGCGGGCACAGAGGTAGTCCAGAAAGGCATCGAAGGTGTGTCCCTTTGACCACATGAACTCGATGTAGCGTTGATGTCTCCATGACTGATCAAAGAGCTTTAGCAGAAATTTGCCTACCCCTGGTGTGATGTTGATGCTCTTCAGTCTGATCACCTTGCCCGTAATCTCCCTTTGATGAATGTTGTTCAGTTTCAACTTGTAGCAGGCGCGACACACGTTCTTCCTTGAACTCGATCTGCCCTTGTGATAAACCCTGGACATCCTCTCCAAGGGAATGCTGTTCTCGAACTGAAAATACTCAAATGCATAGTTTATGAAATCATATCGACTGATCCAATGTAGCGGGACACTGCACCAGTGACATTTTGTGGCTGGATAGATCATCCTTTACTATGTTAGCTTAGCGTGGTTTGTTTAATCTTGGTCTACAACACCTTCTTTCCATGGAAACTTCACCATGGGATGTTTGGGAATAACTATGTCAATTGGATGTAAACCTGAACTCGTTAGGTCTCTAAGTTGTTGTCTATAAGTTTTAATTTCTTGTATTTTCTCTTCGCTTAATGGACTGTCTGTACCCACCATCCAATCGGTCAACGACAATGCAATATCTCGATGACGTCTTACTTCATTCATTGCCGAGGACGATGAGTATTTTGTTTCGTCTATAAAAATTTCTACGTTACCTTCATTCATTCGAGTATTTAAAATATCTATATAACCTTTAGCAAGAAGGTTTTCATCCATTAGTATACGATGATATACTTCGGTTGGATAATATTCTAAACTTGATTCAAATGCAACATCAATTACTTTTAGAGAATTGCGTTCCACAATAGCATATTGATTCATTTATAATAAAAAATATAAAAATTAATCGGAAACATACGTAAGCCACATACTACCAATTCTACAAGTCCACCCGCTATAAGTGTTGTCATAAACATACATTATTAGACCGGGTACGTCAGACCATGCTAAATTTATAATAGGTGACGATGTAGTCATATATCCTCTGGCATTTCCCACGTCGCCTGCATACCATTCTGCTTTTTGAATACTACTGCCATTCCTTGTCAAATATACGACAAATCGCCACGTCGTTCCTGCGTTCCCGTTGCTTATATTAAAATAACGAAAATTAAGAATCACTCGATTGAAACTTCTTCTCTGACCGGAGGCGTCAGTCCAATTTCCAGGTATCCCATTTTGAAACATTGCATAACTCCATCCCCCCGAGTGACCAGCTTCGCGCGAACCTATATAAACATAACCCCCATGACCAACGTCAACATATCTTCCAGAATCAATAATTTGAACTCTAGCAGTTCTACCTTCGAATGTTTCTGCGGATCCATATACCTCAAGTTTCCGTCTTGGGGCATCCGTCCCGATGCCGACGTAGCCACCAGATGTTACTTTCAAATATCCACTAGCAGTCCTCAAACCCGATCCACCTGTGCCTGTGGTGTATAATACAACATCATTTCCATCAGTGAAGTTAGAATGACCTGTTCCCCTTCCTGTGCCGTGATTTCCATTTCCGAATTCTAAACGCCCACCTCCTCCATTGCTATCGCCTACTAAAATACGTGGATCAGAAGCACGAACTTGTAAAGTTGTATAAGGATTCGTCGACCCGATGCCGACATTACCACTGGGTATAATCGTCATTCTGGCATTAGCCTCACTAGCGGCATATGCAGGATCATTGCTGGCTGTATCATCCAGACAGAAATGGAGTTTGGCTCTGCTAAAATTTGAGTTGCCCGTCGCCACAATGGCAACCTTTGCAGGAGAAGTTGCATCAAAAGGGGTTCCAAGTAATAAAGTAGAACTGTTGCCTTCCCCCACTCCCCTAAACTCGACAGACGGGTTTGTTCCGTAAATGGTAAGGTTTCTTGTAGTACTCGCCGTCCCGATTCCTACTCTGGATGCAAATGCATCCCCCGTAGACGAAATAGTTGCAGCTTGGACATCTCCTGAATAGGTCGCGGTTGATCCGGTTATGGGACCCGTCACCGAAAGCCCACCAGAACCGTCGACCTTGACCAAGGAGCCCGAAGACAGTGTCAATGATGAACTGGATATGATGTTGGTCGTCACAATGTTCCCCGAAACAGTGAGATTGCTTTCCATCTCGACATGCCCCGCCTGGACGATTCTGAGTGCCGCATTGGAACCAAGCGTAGTGTCCACCACCGGATTGCTTATGTAAAAGTATTCTCCACTGGTTGGCTCGATTCCCATGTCAATGTTGACATTAGACGAAGTGGTGAGCGATGGCGTCACCCGAAGCCTCAACTGCCTGGCGCCTTCAAGGGTGTCACCTATAATTCCATCGTAGTTACTGTAAACCTCAAAGGGGACGAGATTGGTGGTACTGCCTTGTTCCACATTGCTAATGAATACCTGACCCTCGACCTCAAGTGGATGATTGGGATCTGTCGTTCCAATGCCCACGTAAGACATGTTTTCTATTATTCGCCGATATTTTAGTATCACATTTTAAACGTTCGCAGGACAATGTAGTTTACCAGACGCCCAGACTTCCATTTTGATCCGTAATCTTGTTCTTGGGTTCGGTAGCATTCTAAGAGTGACTGAAAATTTCTAGAGGAACTCGAGTGCTGCTGGATCCACCCTCGATGTCCTGTAGAAAGAGATTGCCGTCAACTTCAACGTTGTGCGTCATAGGCTGGCATGGTTAGGAAAGATTTATTTTCACAGATTCGCACTGATTAAAACTATCGATATCACACAGTATGTATATCCAGATGGTCCATACCATTTCTGAGTTCCAGCAGAGTGCACAGATACAGTGTCGCCTTTTGTTAGTGCTATACAATGATTACTCGTTGCTCTTCTATGATCATTTCCATTATTACTCGTTCCAAACCCATAACCCTTCAAGTTCGGACTATAATTAGCACCATTTATATAAATATTGTGATTTCCGTCGTAAGCCCCATCATTCATTGTCATCATCTGAGTATTTATAGAATACACGCCTGATATGGGAGTTACAAAACAATCATTTGTAGTATTCCATAAATTATAAGGATCATATACGACTCCATCAAAGGGTATTATAACACCATCTAATCTAGTAATGGACCCTGCATTTATGTATCGCGTGCATGCGTATGTCTTTTGTTTGAGTAAGCCTGAAATACGCGCATCACCCTCTACATCCAGTACGGCTCTGGGTTCGCTGGTCCCGATGCCGACCCTCCCCGCCTTGTATGTCACCACGTCTGGTGAAACACTGAAATATGCTTTCTGATAGCTATAAATCTCCCATATCTCGTCCTCCGAAAGGGGGCGGTCGTAGAACCTGAAGTTGGCGATGGAACCGTCGAAAAGTTCCGCATTTAATACATTTGCACCAAGTTTTGCTGAAAAATTTGTGATATTGAAAGTAGAATATGCATCACTCGTCACAAGTTGCGAATTCACATAAATTTTGCGCCCAGGGGTATAAGTACATGTAATAAAATGCCATTTGTCTGTTTCAACTAAATAATCGCTTATAAGATTATTTCCATAACTTAAATAAACTACATAACCACCATTAAGAAAAATACCCATTAACTTATTAGATATATTTTCGCCCATACTAAACAAACTTTTATAACCAGATTGTATCGCATTTGGTTTTATCCACATGCAAATTGAATGTAGATTACTAGTATTTAATGTGTTTGAATTGAAGGTCGCAGATATATATGAACTAGTTCCGTTAAATTCAAACGTCTTCGGTTCGGTACTTGTGAATGTCACATTAGTTGGTGTTCCCGTGTTACCATTACCAGTCTCATCCGTAATGTTTCCACTTCCAGAGTATTCCCTCGCGTCGTAGTAGACCTCCAAGAATTCGGCCTTGGGTGTGTTCGGGACGGTCTTGTGGAGGACGTCCGTGCCGTCGTTGGTCGCAGCAGTGTAGGGAGTGCCGTATAACTCCCATTCACCAATGTTTGGCGTTCTTGGATCACCAGAAACAAATACACCAATTTTTTCAACAACTATTACAAAATAATTATAATAATTTGTTGAATCCATTTGTATTGTTGTAGGTACACCAGTACTGTAACTGTAATTAGACCACGATTTGATAGCTGTCCAATTAGAACCATCTGTGCTTCCTAAAACAGTTCCGTCTACAGGTAAAACCGAAGCATAAGTTTGCATGCGACCATATAACACAATATATTCCAATTTAATACTTGAAGGCATTTGAATTTTTAGCCACTCGCCTGTATAACCACCTATACTACTTGCCGGTGAATATGTATAATTTCCATTGTTGTCATACCTAGAACTAACTGCATGCCATGATTGATCGTCGCTTGTAGTGTTGTGATTAAAAGCGTACCAAGGTCCACCATAGCCATGATTTGATGAAGCACTTGCCGTGTAACCAAAACTGGAATCTGCGTTCATCGCAGACCTTGGTTCTTTGACGTGATAGTACCTAGTAGATTCCGTAAACTCCGCGACCACGTTGGTGTTGGCGGTCACGGTCAAAAAGGATGATCCCACGATGTTCGAGGTAGTCAGAGTTCCAGTGATCCACGAGTCTCCCACGACATGCAGGGGCTTGGTGGGATCCGTCGTCCCGATGCCCACATTGGACGTCCTGGAGATGACAAAGGTGTTCTGGTCACCAACATTGGATGTGTTCTGGGGCGCCGTGATGAAGAAGTAGTCCTTACTGGCCTCGCCACGGATGCCCATGTCGGTCACATAGCTATTGTCGGTGTTCGTTTCGCCATAGTTCTGAACCCTCAAACGGAGCATGCGCGAATTCTCGGCCTCGACTGAGGAACTCACCAAATTGCTGAAAATTTCTAGAGGAACTCGAGTGCTGCTGGATCCACCCTCGATGTCCTGTAGAAACAGATTGCCGTCAACTTCAACGTTGTGTGTTATGGACGTTCCGATGCCGTCGTACGTTGGCATGGTTTTCTACTAGTTAGTTAGGAAGAATTTTCAAGCACTTCGATGCGGGCTCTTAAATCTTCGATTAAGGCTTGTTGTTCCTGATTTGATTTGATGAGATATGGAATTAACCCAAAATAGTTAAAATGACCACTTTTTGAACCCCAATCAGAATAATCCGGATCTTCTTGAATATCATCGCTTCGTTGTGGTTTTTCTTCAGAAGGGGTGGCGTCATCAGCAAGTAACACAAGATATCTAAGTTCAGGAGCATCATACCAAACGTCTTGTATTATCAATCCAGCCTCGCGTCCAATTACATTGTCAGAATTTATATCAACAGTTTTATCGTATGTTTGTGGGTCAAGTTTCATTAGTGTTTCGGTAGCATTCGTTATTCGTTCCTCATTTATTTTCACGCGATCATCACTCGTGACCACAGCACCTTGTGTGAGTGCCTGTCCGCTACCTCTAATTGTAAAAACAATTCGACTCCCTGAATAATTACATCCCCATGTATAAAAGTCTATCGTAGCTTGATTTCCGCAATCTCCATACCCTGCATTAGTGTAACTATTAACATTAGCGCGCATGCCAGTAAATTCAACTAAATCTGGACCATCCCAACGTCCAAAATATACATTATTTCTAACTTCGGCGTCATGTATACTGTTGGAATAAATATACTGTCCAATTGTTGGATTAGTACCGTTTATTTGTAAATTGAAACTCGGGTTAGTCGTCCCGATGCCGACCCTGCCCGTGGAGACAAATTTATCTGTGACATTCATGTCTCCCACGACATCCAAGACGGCCCTCGGTTCACTGGTTCCGATACCGACCTTGCCCGCCTTGTAGGTCACCACGTCAGGTGAAACACTGAAGTACGCCTTCTGGTAGCCGTAAAGTTCCATAACCTCATCCGCGGAAAGGGCATGGTCGTAAACTCTGAAGTTGGCGATTGAACCTGGGAAATAAGCAGGTGAATAACCTGAACGTGTTTGGTCTCTCCCCAAAGTACATTGCGCATTTGCTGCTAAACTTAATGCAGCGCCAGTTCCTTGACCACTAGTATGTAAAACGCCATTTATGTAAATATCTCTTCTGCCTC